AAATGCATTGAGGTGCTCTTTCTTTTCTGGATGTGTAATATTTTTCCGCAATAGTTATGCTCTTCATTGTTCGCGAACCATGTTTCTGATCCCCATCTTTTTTCTACGTGTTTTGGTTTATGTGGTTTCATTTTGTTTTTTCCAGCTTTCAAAGCAGAATTCGTTACTGCCGAAATGGTCTAAGTTTGGTTCTTCTAACGTTGACTGTCTGCCAAAGCCCCTTGAGCAGAGGCATTTATAGGTTTGAAACGCTTTTGCGTCTGTTTTTTTGTTGTAGTAAATTGATTTTACTGTTTCTATTGGGAATTTGTTTTCCTTGCAGTAATCTTTTACCATTGGTTTAACTAAGAAATCAAAAGGCAAATTATTATTTTCAATAAAAAAGGTTGGCTTACAGAAGCTAAAATCTGGCACGCAATTCGAAAAAGATACTAAATTCGCAAATAAAAACGAATCATAAAATGGAACTGCTAGTTTTAGGTTTGCGCTCCACTCTTCTTTTAAGAACTTGTAATTTAAATGTCCAAAGCCTTTTGCAAAAGCTCTGTTGTAGATTTTGTATAAAGATTTTATTCCTTGGTCGTTCTTAGCAAAAAGAATAATTCTATGTTTATTATTGTTGTCTCTGGTTAGCTTTTCGTCGATGTTTTCTGCTATTAAAAATCGCAACCCAAAAACAAGTTGTAAGTCAAGCGCTTCTGAGTTTTTCTTTGCTTGAAGAAAGCCGTTGAACGAGTCTTCCACGAGAATAATTTTTTTGAAGTTGTTCTCTTGGGCTAACTTAAACACGCTGTCTGCTCCGCCCTTGACGTATTTGTCTGGCGAGTTAAGCGTTAAGATTGATTTTCCGATTGAGTAATGGCTCTTAAATAGAGGCAACATACGAATATGTTAACACAACTAATCTTCAAAGTCAAGGTCATTTTTCCACCTTGGGCAACCTTCGTATTTTTTTAAGACTATTTTCAAGCCTTTCTTTTTTTCTGCCTGAAGTTTCTTTTTGTCCTCTGGGAAGCATGTTTTTAGCACTTTGCCGTCTTTATCTGTTAAAGCATAGTATTCCATGGGTTTTCGCACAGAGCAAATGTAGCTTTCTATTTTGTTGCCCTGAGAGTCTTTAACATAGTTGCCTCTTGACATTTTGTATCCTTCTTTTCCGCAGACTAGCGGCCCTCCGAATGTTCCGTCTTTAGGGTAGTCTTGATCTGCCGCAAAGCAGCTTTTTGCGCATGACATGTTGAAGCTGTCGAGGTATTTTTGAATTTCTGTAAGCTCATATTCGAAGCCTTCTAGCTCTTCGTTGCTAATTGGGCTCATTTGCACCAACCCTTTACCCGTGTGGCCAAGCATGTCTTTCGATAAGTCAAACTTTAAAAAAACAAATTCTGACTGTCTTTTTAGATAGTCTGGGTAAAGGTGTTTAACTGCCAGAGAGTACATTAAGTGTTGAAGATTGTTGGTGATTTCTTTGCCCTTAAAAACCTGTTTGCTGCTTTTGAAGTCTCGTATTATCGCAGTCTTCTTCTTTTTATACAAAAAAAGCTTGTCTATAAAGCCTCTGATGGCGTACTTTTTATTTTCTTCATCTATTATTATGTTGAACTCTTCTTCAGATAGTGATTCCGTGGGCTTAGATGTTTCTTTGCCAAAAAAATCATACTCAAGACCGCTTAAGGTCATATCTTTAATAAGCTTTAGGTTTTCTGCGTCATCAACGCTTACTGCCCTAGCGTTTTTAAGGACAAGTCTTTCAACTGGCTTAGAGGCAAATATATCTTTATTTTTTATAATTTTGGTATAGTGTCTTTTGTGTCTAGGGTTGCCTAAACACTCAAACACAAGGTGGCAGATTGTACCCCTTTTTGCTCCATCGTTAGACTTGTCGGGAAGTTTTAAAATATATCTAGTCCAATATTGCCAGGAACAGGTTTGTGCAACTTTTATCCTGCTTGCCGAGAGTTTATTCATTTAAAATCCTTGCTTTAATAAGTTTTTCTTTTGCAGGAGAAAAAACTGTTTTGCCGAATGACTTTGCACATTTTAATATGTATTTGTACATCTTGTTTTTGTCTGGAGTTCTATTGTACCAAACATTAAAATCTATTTCTAGTTCGTGCATTTTTCCAAAGTCATTTTTTAAAGGAGGCTTTATGGTTAAAGAATCAATGTCGAAGTATTTTAATAATTTAATAAATATTTTAACTGCGCTTTCTAGTCCACGATTTCTATCCGCAGAAGAGTCGTTATTTGTCGCTATGGTAATTTTTTCTGGGTTTAGAGTAATTAAGGTTGTCATGAGTTTTGGAGATGCATCTAATCCAAATGTAACCAAATTGTTTTTATATCCATTTTCAAATAAAGCCATAGAGTCCCCGATGCTTTCGACAAGGATCACTTCTTTTTTCTGATCTATAGCCTCTAAAACTTGTAGCTTTGATCCTGCGCCTAGATAAAGAGGGTAACTCCAGCTTGTTTTCCTGCCCATATGCTTCCATTTCGCACGATTTGCGCCGTTTGAGGCGTCTCGCCCAGAAAATCCACATATCTTTGCCGTATCGTTGTATATCGGAAAAACATACCTGTTGTTCATGGCTCCAGTGGTCGCTAGTCCGCACTTATAAAATTTTAATGTTTCGTCGCTAATGCCTTTTGAGTTATAAAACTTATAATGGGGCAATAGCCTATCTAACGCTTCTTCTGGGTAGGTTTCTTCCATTTGTATTCTCGAGTTAGTTTTATTATATTTAAAATCGTTGGTTTTTTCAGTGTCAATATACTGTTTTATTACTTTGGGGTCGGTTGTCCTGAGCGTTTTTTGAACTAATGCAGCGAGCGGCATGCTTTTGTTTCCGTCGACGTAGTCTGTCCAGACTCCTGAGTTTTTATATATCTTGAGCGCCGTCGGGTTGTCCCCGCCTCTATACACCGCGCTTGTGCGCCATGCATCACCAAAATCAGATAGTCGATATCCTAATTTTTCTAAAACTGATTTAACGTCTGTTGTGTTAGTTTCCATCTTCAATAATTTGCGGGTCTTGGTTTAAATATCTTACCAAATCTCTTAAATCGCCTTTTTCGGTAATATGAAAATTGTTAAAATCAAGGTGAATATAATTTTGTTGAAGCGATCCATTGGGCATTCTTACTGGATTAAGCGCTCCGTTTACGTCTTGGCCAAGATGGCGGTATTTTACGCACTTAAACTTGTGCGTTCCGAAGTTGGGCTCCTCTTCCATTTCATCCTCGGTTTTTTTGCGAAGGATAAATGCGTGAGATGCAAATTGAACTATTCTATCTGAAAGAGAAAAAATGGACTCGTCATCCACAACGTTTTCTGCGCGACGATTATTCACGATGCCTTGTCGGTTGCTTTGAACGCTTGTGATCATGGATATAACTGGTTCTCCGTCAAATTTAATGTCTCTGTGTATGCAGTCTTTAAATCTTTGAACCATGTTGCCAACAAGCTCCCACTCCGACCTGTTTTTGTCGTTTGCTTCTGACGTAGTCTTAATATAGTCAAAAGAAAAAATCATCTCTTTTCCTCTGCCCACTTCAGAAAAGTAAAATCTTTTGAGCAAGTTAATCATGTCCCCCGAGCTCATTCCTGCAACATTATAATAAAAGAACTTCATGTCCTTAATTTTTTCCCAAACACTCCTTACTCTCTTGACTATATCGTTTCCTGCTTGGCGCCACAAGCCTGTTTCAAGGAGATGCACGGGAATCTTTGATAAAGCCGCGCACTGCCTGACTATTAATTCTTCTTTGCTCATCTCGCCATTATCAAAATGAAGAACAGGAACTCCATATTCTGCGCTGACTTTTGTAGAAAAATCCATACAAAATTGAGTCTTTCCCACTCCTGCCCTTGCACAAACCACGGTAATGTTTCCAGGCCTCAACAAAGAACCGTATAGTTCGTTGGTTCGCTTGTGCGGTCCCATCATACCGAATTCTGTTATGGGATTTTTTCCTCTGAACTCGATCCACTCTTTCATTTCGCCAAAAATGTTTTCTGGCTTTCTGTCTCCAACGTCGTAGAGATTTATTTGTCCATTATAGAGCCTGTCTGCTTGAGAAATAATGTCTGTAAAGGATTCGGAGGAATCCATTTTATACATTACTTTTGAAATTTGATGACCGCAAGCAGAAAGCTGCCTTCTGATTGTGAGTTTTTTAAGCTCTTTGGCGACATGTAAGATAAAGCCTTCGCCAATCTTAATTAAGCTCAAGGAGTTGATGTAATCTCCAATGCTAATATTATCTTCAAAAGAAATGCCTAATGACAAAACGCGATGCGCGATCGTGGCTTCATTAACATTTTCGCCGTTTTCTATTGCTTGAGCGAGAGTGTTGAAAATAGTTTTATGAACAACGGATTCTTCTGAGAAAAAATCATCAGAAGTCGTTAAAGAAGAAATGTCCGAGTATTTATGTGGGTATTTAATTAAACCCGCGAGCAATTGCTTTTCTAGCTCTAGAGAAAAAATCATAAAGATGATTATACCTTAAAGCTGCTCCGCAGTCAAGACTTAATCTTCGTTTTCTGAATTGAGGTTTTGGGCGTCTTCTGCCCTCTCCATTTCCGTCAAGTATCTTTCTAGGGCTTTGCGAAGTCCCATTTCTACTATCTGCGTCTCTGACCTAGCGTAGACCATAGGCCTTCCGTCGTGCGCGACATAAGACAAGACGAATCCTTTGTTTTTATCACTTTCATTACCAGTAAGCTCAAAGATTTTATTTAAAAATGGCTCTGGCAACTGAAAGATAGGTAAGTTGTCTGGGTCTATATCTTGTGTGTTCATGTATATATTTTACACTATTTACAGTGTGACGTCAAACTTTTTAAACAATAGCGTGTTTAAAACGTCTTTATCGTAAATTTCTATAAGCTGAATATCGTTTAATTCGCAAAATTTAAATTTCATTTCGTCTCTTTTTAGCTGTTCTAGGTAGTTGTTTTTATGTCCGCCATGAAAGAAGCTATTGTACTTGGTGTGCTGCGACCCTTGAACCTCAACTGCTATTTTTTTATTAGCATTGTAAAAATCGATACTCAATCTGGTTCCCGCTACTGGGAACTCTTCGAAAACAACATGGCTTTGCCAGTATTTTTTTAAAAATTTTTTAACTTCTCTTTGTCTCTTACTTTTGCTTGGAGCGCTCCAGTCTATAATTCTTTTTTTAACGTTTTTTATACGTTTTACGCCCCCGTATATAGTCTTAAACTCCACTTTTTAGTATATCTTGTTTAAACTCCTCTATTAAGGTCTCGGAAAGTTTTTTATTCTCATCTAGTAGCGCGAGAAGCTTTGGTTCTCCTTGAACCTTTTCTGGTAGGCCTAGTTTTTTATATTTTTCGTAAATATCTTCTGAGAATTTAATCCATGCGCCACTTTTTTCGTAGTAGCCCCAAACTTTCATCATGTCGATAAGTTCTCTTTCTACCCATATAGAATTACCGTTGGTTCTTCCGTATTTAATTGGGTATCTAACTTTTGCGC